TGTTCTCTCCAACGGCACGAACCATCTGGAGGGGAACATATGGGCAATAGAAGAGACCAGCGTCATAAGGTGAAGAACCCTTATAACCAACAACGTAGTACTGGTTTGCAGCAACGTTTGCAGAATAAGGATCGATGTATACGCGATACTTACCTTGGAGAACACCAGCAAAAGTATTGCCAGTATCATCAACGTTGAGGTTTGCGTTCAGAGCAGGGGTGTAATCAAGTACACCAGCCATGGTCAGAGCGGAGGCAACGTCTGCAGAGCAGAGGATCATGTTGCCCTTTCCTCTACGAGTTCTTTGTGCGATTGCGTTGGCATCGCGCTCGATTTGGAAGATCAGACCCTTGAACTTCTCAACTGACCAACGACCATTGGAGTCAACGTCGAGGTCAAACTTACCTGCGGTTGCTACGTTTGCTTGAGCACCAGACTCAGCAGACTTATAGATGGTACGAATGACTTCGCGGTTGATCTCAGCAAGAATCTCAGTTGAGAGAATGTTTGCGAGTTCCGCTTCAGCATTCAGACCATGAATAGCGCGGAGGTCTTGAGCAAGCTCAAGTGAGTATTCTGCCTTCAGAGCGCGGCTCTTAGCAGTAACAGTGACCTTCTCGATCGAGAACGCCATTTGGTTGAACTCATTGCTGTCGGTGCCGAGTGCCTCAGCATCTTCAGTGTTCATACCGCGACCAACTCTATAAGCAAGTTGATTAGCGTTGCTCTCTGGGTTCAGAAGACCAGGATTGGTTCCTGACTGTGCGGTTGTACCAAAACCAACAGTAACACCGTCAGAACCAGATACATATGGATCACCGATTTCTGAAGAATCGGCTGCTGGAGTGTTGTCAGTTCCGGAGAATGCGGTATCTGCTTCGTTGAAGAAGGCTTCGGTGCCGCCTTGCGAACGATAGCGTGAACGCATTGCAAAGATCAGTCCAGTAGGACCGTTCATTGGTTGAACACCAGCGAGGTCATAAGCGACCAGGTTAGGCATTGAACGTCTGATCAGGGAGATCAGAACAGGGTCAAAACCAGCGGTTGTGTTTCCTGCACCACCAGAGAAACCTGCGGTTGCGCCTGACGAACCGGTTGAGTTAATTGGTGCTGCTTCGTTGAGGAATGCACGCTCTTCGCGCATTTCTCTTTCTTGGTTTTCTAACAGGATAGCGGTGACAGCTCTGCGATGGGAATCCTTAATAGGATCCATACCATCATAATCAAGAACAGGTGCCCACTTCTCCTGCAGTTGTTCAGAATTGTACATCTGCATTTGAATTTTACCTCTTTTAAAAAAGTTAGTTTGAACTATAATCTAAAAATCACTTCTTGGAAGCTCTTTGAAGAACTGAAAGATATGACTCCATAAGTGGAGAAACACTTGCTGCAGATTCCTCTACAGTTTCAACTTCTTCAGCAACTTCTCTCTGAGCACTAGTTGCACTCTCCGAGAAATAAGAATTTCTCAAAGTAACTAGTTTCTCACGATAGGTCTCTTCACCATCAAACTCAACATTTTCGGCAAGAGAAGCGAGTTTTTCTTTCTGAGTAAGTGCAAGACCCTCAGAAACTTCTGCAAAAATTACATCAGCGACTGACTCTGCTAATCTCCTATTAAGAGCAACATTTCTTTGAATTTGCTCGTTGAGTTTAGACTCCATTTCATCTAGCTTATCTACCATGCTCTCAAGCACATCATATCTATCTTCAGGGATTGTTACATAATGATCTTCAAAAAGACCCTTCATTCCTTGAAGGAATGATTCGGTCATTTCGGTCTTAAGACCGTTCTCAACTGCGAGTGCATTTTCATTGATCCACTCGTCAGCAACATACTCAAGGTATGAATCAACACGCTCTACCAGTTCTTCCTTAATAGCAACAACTTCTTCAATGAGTTGCTCTTCGTATTGAGTCTGAATTTGCTCTTTGATTTCTGCAACTTTAGATTTAATTGCAGTTTCAAAGATAGTGCGTGCCTTGTCTTGGAACTCTTCTGAAAGTTCTTCACCAGCGAAGAGTGCATTTACATCTTCTTCAATGGAGAATTCTTCTTCATCTTCAGTTTCGTTGGCAACTTCAGAAACGACTTCCTCTTCGGTGGTCTCTTCTTCAGTAACTACTTCTTCTTCTGTAGTTTCTTCTTCAGCAACTACCTCACCTTCAAATTCAGTCTCCTCTTCCTTCATGCCTTTTGGCATAGGATCTGCAGGCTTAGCGCCTTTGTTGACTACATTCTTAACTTGGGCAAGTGATGCACCAGGTTCTTTGAGTTTTGCAGGGCCGTCCTCAGAGTTTGTGTAATTCTCGGGAGTAGGACCACCGAGATCTTCCCAATTACCTACAGTTTGACCGTCAGGAATACCTGTGGTCAACTTAGGCATTGGTTCTGCAGGCTTAGCCCCTTTGGTTACTACGTTTTCCATTTCTTGTAAATTGCTACCAACGGACATTTGATTTATTAGATTTGTGTATTAATCTATATTTATTTATAAATTAAAGATTTGATAGAAAATCGTTGAATAAATTCAACTTATGCTCTTCAAGTCTTTTTTGATCAACAAGAGTATTAATTCTCTTCTGAGTTTGTTCTGCGAGTTTCTCACGGAGGATTCCTCCATCCCAAATCCACTCTTTTCCTTCCATAATTCCCTGAACGAAAGCATCAGGTGCAGAAGGATCGGCAACAATGTCAGCAGCAGTTGCCAACATGAAGTCTTCACCGACAACTTTATAACCTCTGTGATCTTCTTTCAAAGATCCAACACCACGAGAAGAAACACCAAGAGTAACTCCTTCATTAATGAGAGACTCGGCAATCTTTCCCATTGGTGTTGAGAGAAGTTGTGCCTTACCAATAAAATTGGTTCCCTCACAAGTCAGAGAAATAATCTTATGGGAAACACGATCAAGATTAACGGTTGGACCGTCAGGATGACCGAGTTCTCCTAAAGCACGACCTTTTTGGATGAAGTTCTCGTTATATCTATCTACCTCACGAGAAAGGGTCTCCATTGGGTACATACGACCATTACGGTTCTTAATGTCTCCTTGAAGAAATACTCCTTCAATGTAGCATCTCTTACAATTACCCTTTCCTTCGGTAATAAATTTAACGCTTGTGACTTCTTCTGTGATAAGTTTCATTTTTTTAGTTTGTAAATCCTACTTTTGTTCCTCTGACTAATGCACTATCAGCGAACACACAGTGACTTGCTATTTTAACAAGTTGCTCAACAGATCCTCCAGGAAGAGTCATTGATCCAACTCCAGTTCCACCCTGAGTTTCAACAATCGTAATAATATGTGCTGCTGTATCAGTATTTACAAGACGAACAACAGTTGCCTCACTAAAACTAGTTGCAGCACCAGTAACTGTAGGTAAATTTAATTCACCTGCTAAAACCTTTGTTGCCATTATTCTTCCTCTTGTGATCCTGCGTCAAACATTGTTGCTGCAACTTCTGGGCGCAAACCCTCAATTCTTTCAGATGCTTTTGCAAACAAAACATCTTTAATTTTGCCACTAATGTCAGAGGCGGAACTATCAGTTGCAATCAAATCGACAATATCTTCCATGAAATTAATTTATGTGATATATTTTCTATTTATATTTCTGCTAATTTAGTATCTTTTTTAAAGTTCGCATCTGTCACTGCAGATGTTGATTCCAAATCTGGTTCCATAGGTACATCACCGAGAAGATCTCCACCTTCTTGTGGTAATGGTTCACCAGTAATTGGGTCTACCGAATTTGGGTCTGGTATAATACCATTCTCAATTTCTTTCTCAATTTGAGCATCAATTTCGATAATTTCTACATCGGTTTGGCGAAGAATTTTTCTGCGAACATATTCAACAGAAAAATATTTACCGATATATGGTTCAATAGTTGCCAAAGTTCCTAGACGATCATTCATCAATTCACTTTCTTTTAGTTCTGCAAATTGATTATCATATAAGAAATCATATTGTATGTGATCTGAAATTTTATCCCAGTCTTCTGGAGTTATAATATTTTTAAGAATCAATTGAGTTTTTAACATATCATTAAAAAGATTCGCAAATCTTTTTCTTAGACGACCAACAAACTTAGCAAATTTAAGTTCATCTCTCAAAATTTCTGAAGACCTTCCAAGATTAAATCCACCATCGCTTGCAATTCTGGACTCAGGAACTCCAAGTGCTCTGTAAAGTTTCTTTTGGAAATATTCAATATCGGATAGTTCGCCTAAGTTTTGTCCACCAGGAAGAGTTGTGATCTCTGTTCCACGACCACCTTCTCTTCTAGGAAGCCAGAAGTCTTCCAACATGGACATGTATTTCTTGTCATCACGGACTTCGCCAGTATCTGCATTATAAACTAATTTATTTCTATAACGTGACATTACATCACGAAGATATTGTTCTGCTTTTACTTTTGGAAGATTTCCAACATCAATGTAGAAAATGCGACGTTCTGGCGCTCTAGATAATCTGTAAATTACCAAACTATCTTCAATCATACGAAGTTGATTGAGAGACTTGATTGCTTTGTGGAGATATGAAAGAACAGATCCTTTATTTCTATCTACAAGACCTGAGGTGACATATGTAATTGTATCTTTGGCAATTTTAACTCCTTTTTGACTCCCAGATCCAGAAATAACTCCTAAAGGATAATTTGGTTTAGGACTGTATATAAAATACTCCTCTATTTCTGGATATAATGCTTTTGTATTCTCGTTAATTCTTGAGAGATCAACGCCACCAGACCTGTCTTTTTTCTTTTCTTGTCTAACAAATCTCATCTTAAGTGGATCAATATATCTCAGTTCTTTGATTCCATCTTGTGGTTTTTTAAGGTCAATTACTTTATGATAATAAAGTCTACCATCAATGTACCAATTTCTAAAAATTTCGTGAGACTTTTTATCAAAATCTAAAAGTTCTTTTATATATTTAAATTCTTCTCTAATTTTTTGCTTTAGCTTATCGCTCGCATTTAGATTAGAAAGTTCAATTTCAACAGGAGAATCGTAGAGATCGCTGACAATCGCTTCATTGACAACATCTTCAATGGCATTATCACACTCTGGGTGAATTGCCATTTCTCT